ATACAGCTTTTGTACCATTTACAGTTGAGTTTGCTGAACTCGCTACGGAGTTGATTGAGGATTGTGCAAATCCTGATAGATAACCAAGAACTTCTTGGTCATACTGGTCTTTTAGTCTGTAACCTGCTCTGTCACTTGCGAGTTGAGAGAAGTTTACGTGACTATGTGCTTCTTCTATGTCATCAATCTTAAAAGCATAATAGTTTGCTTGATCGATAGTTAAGCTGAAGTCTTCGTCATCAAGGTCTTGTGGTTGAATCATTGTACCACGAGCATATTCCTTGACTGTGATTTCTGGTTCTTTAATAATCTTAACAGTATCACCCATATTAGAAATTTCACCAAAGTAATCAGAATTAGTAATGCTTTCTACAACAGAACTTTTTCTGAAAGCAAGTTGGACTTGTTTCGAATATATAACAGGTGAGAAATTACCATTAGGTAGATTACCATAACCAGCAGCTGTTTTAAACGCCATAGTATTTCTCCTTAATTATACTACTTACAAATGCAAAATATCTAGTTTATTCAGGGGTCTATTTTTCAAAGGTGCAAACATACTTGTACTTTGTAAGTTTGGGCTTTTACTCGACAGAGTAGGTCTAATATTCTTTATATTTGCTACAAACCCTCATTACGTTGCTATAAATATAGGGGTAATATAGGTTTCTTAATATAGTTATACACACAAATTAATGTTTGTCAACTATTATCTTGCTGAACCCGATAAATCATATATGAATTTATTACTTCTAATAGCTTCCATTATTGCATCAGAATTTTTTTCATATTGTTCAGCTTTATCAACAAGACCATTAATTTGTTCTCTATCTAAATTTTTATTTGAG